CGGCACAGTACAGACCGCCAACGATGGTGCAGGAGTAGCAAACTATATAAAACTTGATTCAACCTTTGCCCTGAACACACTGGCCACAATCTCCACAACTGGTAATGTCAGTGTTGGTGGCAATGTCACACAAGGCGGTGTGAGTTTAAGAACTAAAAAAACCAAACTGTTAAACCACACAGCAGCGGCCACGACTTCAGGAAATGCCAATGTCACAGCATGGTCAGCCAGTTACACTGCCAGCGGCGGCGCAGTGGAAGTCACTGCCCAGTTCACTGGTTATACTCCTTCGGGATCTAGTGTTCCTTATTATTTACAACGAGACGGGGTAACTGTGGATACTGCTACATTCTTCTTTAATAATACCAATGTTCACGCTCTCTTACCCACATTGTGCTATATTACAAGTGCAGAAACTGGTGCACATACCTATAGTATTAGAATAGGCACTGGCTTAATTGTAGACACCCAAGACACCTGTTTGATGGTGGTAACGGAATACTAATATGACCTCTATTAAAAGATTGGTACAAGTATCATCAACACAGTATCAAGTTTATGGATACTTTGGGGCATACACCCGTGGTAGCACTTACAGCGTACAGACCAGCAACTTTTGTAGTTGGGTCCATTCTGGTACAGCGGTAAGTGCTCCAACTGGCAATTATATCGCAATTACTCCGACCTCGTTCTAAAGGTAAATTATGTCATTAAACGGAATATCAGGTTTATCAACCAAGCAACTAAAGCAAAATGCTAAACTAAGAATAGTAGAAGCAAAGCGCAGAGGAAAAAATGTTGCAGGAGATGGAACTATTACTGGCTCAGTTGACAGTACTAAGCCATATTATCGCGGCGCAGGTATTTTAGATAAATCATTATTGGCTACTGTATACACAAATAATACTGTAACTACACAAACTCATTCATCAGGATTAGTATCAGGAAGACCTTGGGTTACAGTACCACCTGCACCAACATATGCAGTTGCAGCCACTAGAAGTGTAATGAATGAAGGTGAGTCAGCAACATTTACGATATCAACTTCATTGGTTAGTGACGGTACTACACTATATTGGGGTAATACTAGTGATAATTTAACTAATAGTAGACTAACGCCCAGTCCTGGCACCGTGACAATCAATAGTAATACTGCTTCATTAACAATAACTGTAAGTGCTGATAGTGCAGACCAATCAGGTGCACAAAAATTACGTATTGGATTATATACTGATTCAGGCAGAACTAGTTTAGTAGCCACTAGCGATCCTGATGTTACTGTAGCAGATACTAGCGTGTTCACGTATTTTGAACAACAACTGAGTGGTGGTACTTACATGATATTTGACCAGACTATTAGTACATATCGTGTTCAATCTATTGTTACCAACTTTAACGGTAATCCAACTCACGGTAGTTATATCAAAGTCAACGGCACACTGATAGCAGGTGACCAGCAGGGTAATGCTCCTGACGGAGTTAATACTAATCTAGCCCCATTTCAAATGACTAGGGGACATACTATTACAATTATAAACCCATCAACTGGTACAAATCGTAGCGGTTTTCCAAAATGTTATGATACTTACGGTAACCCTAGTTTAGGAACAAGCATAGCCGCCGACATACAAGCCGCGGCTACTAATGATATTATAATTATTGGCACATATGATGCTACCAGCGTTACAACTGCTTTCCGTAATGCATTAACTAACTACTGCGGTGATACTGCATACACTAATACTTGGTCACAAATAAGAACAAGTCATATGTTCTTGGGCAAGAGAAATAGTACACCATAATTATACTATCTAAATACTATTATGGCAGACGCACCCAGACTAGTTAAAACTCCCTATAAGAAAACTAAGTTTAAGACCGATAAAGACTTAGAAGATTATGTAAAATGTTGTGATCCTGATACAGGTCATCTGTACTTCATGGATAACTTCTTTATGATACAGCACCCAACACGTGGTAGTATGCACTATCATCCTTGGGACTTTCAAAAGGGGTTAATTGAAACATATCACAAATATCGTTTTAGTATTAATCTAATGGCACGACAAACAGGTAAGTCAACTAGTGCTGCAGGTTACTTACTTTGGTATGCAATGTTTGTACCAGACAGTACTGTATTGATTGCCGCACATAAGTATGCAGGTGCACAAGAAATTATGCAACGTGTTCGGTATGCATATGAAAACTGCCCCGATCATATTAAAGCAGGTGCAGTTGACTATAACAAAGGTAGTTTAACATTTGATAATGGTAGCCGTATTGTTAGTGCAACAACTACTGAAAACACAGGTCGTGGTCTATCTATTTCATTATTATACTTAGATGAGTTTGCATTCGTAAGACCAACTATCGCACAAGAATTCTGGACATCTATTACACCAACATTAAGTACTGGTGGTAAAGCAATTATCACAAGTACCCCTAACAGTGACGAAGATCAATTTGCATTGATTTGGAAAGGTGCGAACAAATGTGAAGATGAATTTGGTAATACAACTGATTTAGGCATTAACGGATTCAGGGCATATAAAGCAACATGGCGTGACCATCCAGAACGTGATGATAAGTGGGCTGAAGAAATGCGTTCGCAACTCGGTGATGATAGGTTCCGTCGAGAAATGAACGTAGAATTCATTATTGCTGATGAAACACTAATTAATCCTAGTACATTGATTGACCTAGAAGGTATTGAGCCTATATTACGTCAGGGACAAATACGTTGGTACAAGACACCTAAAAAGGGAAACATCTATGTTGTCACACTAGATCCTAGTATTGGTACAGGTGGTGACCCAGCCGGTATACAAATCTTTGAAGCAAACACTACTACTCAAATAGGTGAGTGGAAGCATAACAAAACTGATATTCCCAGTCAAATCAAATTGATAGCACAAATTAACAAGTATATTGTTGACTGTACAACAGAACCAAGAAATATCTATTATAGTATTGAGAATAATAGTGTGGGTGAAGCCGCGTTGGTGTCACTTAATGAATACGGTGAACAGAACATTGTGGGTAATTTTATCAGCGAACCCGGTAAAAAACGTAAAGGATTCACTACTACGAACAAGAGTAAATTAGCAGCCTGTGCCAAGTTTAAGTCATTGTTAGAAAGTAAGAAACTAATAGTCAACAGCAAAAGTCTAGTATCAGAACTAAAGACCTTTGTGGCAAAGGGTGCTAGTTATTCAGCCAAATTAGGTGAAACTGATGATTTGGTTATGGCTGCGTTATTATCAGTTAGAGTTATGCAACAATTAAGTGATTTTAACGTAGATTTAGAGAATCATATTAGAGATCACCAAGAAATTATCATGCCCTTACCCTTCTTTGCGGTATTCGCATAAATATAGTATTGAGACTAAATTATGGCAAGAAACCAAGACAAAACAAAAAACGATATATATAATTACTTAAAAAGTAATGGATATGATCCTGTACTTAAATCCACAAATGGTAAGGAAGTAAGTGTTCCTGATGAAGCTGAAGTTATTGAATTTCAATTCAAAGTAGACGGTGACTCATATGGAACTGCGGCAATTAGTTTAGATAATGAGGGTCAAATGAAAGTGTTCTATAGTGACGGTATACGAAACAGTCCTAGTAAAAGTGAACACGGTGAAATTACATGGAATAAATTAATACCTGCACTAAGAAAAATGACTTTTGGTAAAACAAAAAGTTTTGAATTAGATGACATGGATAACCTGGAATATGATATGGCTAAAAGAGAACATAGTAAAAAATTAGAAGAAGGCTACTACCCAATAGGTAAGAAAGTCAGTTATAGTGATAACATCCCTGAATGTAAGATTGTCATCAAACACAATCGTAATATTGAAGAAGGTGAACAACGCTATCGCAATATTCATCAAATCTTTATTGAAAATATATTAGGTGAAAGATTCTTAGCACCAACAGTTAAGCCAGGACTAGCAAGAGTATATGCAAGACATATTGCTGAAGGTGGCAAAGTTAATGATGACAAGTGGAATCATATTACAGGATTATGTGAAGAATATTCAAAGATGGCAGGATTCATTCGAGCCACTCGCAATGGACAATTCAATGAAGACACACAACGTTTAGTAAGTGCAGGTACTGAACACTATATTAGTTTACGTGAATCACTACACAAGTTAGCCGGCAAGCGTGGCTACAACAATTACTTTGAAAGTTGGGCACCCCCACTAATGGAGAGTGAAGGCGATGAAGATTTAAGCGAAATGTTTATGAACAGTAGTTTAGATCCACGCATTGAAAGTGTTATACCAATTCTTAACAGATTGAACAAAACTATTAGTGAGAACCAAGAAATTAAACAAGTAATTGAATTAGAAGAATGGGCTGATGATATTGCTGAGGGTATGTTCTCACACGATGTAGAAAGAGCATTTCCAAATGGTAAAGCAAGTGGTGTAAAGTCACATCCAATGAAACCCGTAGTTATTAAAACTAATAAACCAATTGGCACTAGAGTTAGTGATATTGGTCCTGGTGGAAAAGAACACAATGTTAAAACTGACAAAGAATGGGACAAACAAAAAGGTGTAGATGAAGGTACTATATACGATATGGATAAAGAGTATGGAGCAGGTGCTCCAGGCAAGAAGCCAATGCCACATGGCGGTAGTATACCAAGACGCCACAATGATGATCCTGACTTCATGGATCCAGACCAACGTAGACTACGTGCCGACCAAGCACGTGTTAAGAAGGCACAAGATGAATACCATGCTAAGAAAAATCAAGGTGGTTTAGAAGAAGATATCGGACCACAACAAAAGGCAGTTGGTCAATTGGGTGCTACTGCTAAAGTTAATGCAGGTGGTACTGTACTAGGTAACCCAGAACGTAGTCAAAGAGGTTTGCGTGGTAAGTTAGTGGGTACAAGTGAGAGTGTTGATCCATTAGCACATATCATTAAACTAACTAAATAAATGGGTAAATAAAACCTCACTTAATTGTGAGGTTTACCACATCTGGCATAAATACTATTGACAGGTGAAAAAAGTATGTTATACTCTATCACATGTTAGTCACATAATTATGTGTGGCGAATATTAAAACAAAGACCAACTTAATGAAAAAAGGATATACACATTATGGCATCATTAGCAGAAATTCGTGCTAGAATACAAGCACAAGAAAACAAGTCAACTGGCTCAGGCAGTCAGCAATCTGACAACTCAATTTACCCACACTGGAATATGGACGAAGGCACTACTGCTACTATTCGTTTTTTACCAGATGCGAATAGTACTAATACTTTCTTTTGGGTAGAGCGTCAAATCATTAAACTACCATTTAATGGTGTTAAGGGTGATCCAAACGTAAAACAAGTTCAAGTACAAGTTCCATGCATGGAAATGTATGGTGAGAATTGCCCGGTACTCGCTGAGGTTCGTCCTTGGTATAAAGATGAGTCATTGAAAGAAATGGCTAATAAGTATTGGAAAAAGCGTAGTTATTTGTTCCAAGGTTTTGTTCGTCAAAACCCAATCGGAGATGACAAGCAACCAGCAAATCCTATTCGTAGATTTGTTATCAGTCCACAAATCTTTGCTATTATCAAAGCAAGTATTATGGATCCAGAGATGGATGAGATCCCAACACACTATACAAGTGGTCTTGACTTCAACGTTAAGAAAACAAGTAAAGGTGGTTATGCAGATTACTCAACCAGTAACTGGGCACGTAAAGAAAGTGCATTAACTGAAATAGAACAAGCGGCTATTGATAGTCATGGTTTATTTAACCTAACTGAATTTTTGCCAAAGAAACCAACTGAGGCAGAACTACGTATTATCAAAGAAATGTTTGAAGCAAGTGTAGATGGTCGCCCATACGACAATGATCGTTGGGGCAATTATTATCGTCCTTATGGACTAGAAGCACCTGCAGGAGCGACAACGGCAACAACATCGGCTACTACTGAAACTAGAGCACCCGTAACCGCACCCGTAGCAGAGCCTACTCATAATGATGAACCTGTAGCAGTATCAACTCCAGTAGTAGTACCACAAGCGGCATCAAGTGACAAGACACAGGACATTCTAGCAATGATCCGTGCTCGTAAACAAAACGCAAGCGCCTAATAGGCAATTGAAGGGAACTATGTTCCCTTCAATAAGGAGTATATTATGACACTACCAGATGAAAGATACCGTGCTATCAAGCAAGGTAAAAAACTATTAGAAGAACTATGTGACCCAGGTAAAACACCAAGAGTACCTAGCATAGTTCGTGACCGAGCGAGAGGTGCATTACGTCATTATCCAAACGATTATGAATTGGATACAATGGCAGAACAATGCCCCGACTTGCTTGACAAGCAATCATTTAGTACATACACTAGCGTAAAACATTTAGGAGATAAAATTGGTTAAGCCATTCGATGTAAGTAAGTTTAGGAAAGAAATAACAAAATCAATAGAGGGACTCAGTATAGGATATAATGATCCTACAGACTGGGTTAGTACAGGAAATTATGCACTCAATTATCTTATCAGTGGTGATTTTAACAAAGGCGTTCCTTTGGGCAAGGTCACTGTATTTGCTGGTGAAAGTGGTTCAGGAAAAAGTTACATATGTTCAGGTAACTTGGTACGCCATGCACAACAACAAGGAATCTTTGTTATCTTGGTTGATACAGAGAATGCCCTGGACGAAGACTGGCTAAAAGCACTGGGTGTAGATACTGACGAAAGTAAACTATTGAAACTCAACATGGCTATGATTGATGATGTAGCCAAGACAATCAGCAAATTCGTTTCTGATTATAAAGCATTAGCGGAAGGCGAAAGACCTAAAGTACTATTTGTATTAGACAGTTTAGGTATGTTGTTGACACCTACAGACGTAAATCAGTTTGATGCAGGTGATTTGAAAGGTGACATGGGTCGCAAACCTAAGGCACTAACTGCACTTGTTCGTAATTGTGTTAATATGTTCGGTAGTTTGAATGTAGGATTAATTGCTACTAATCATACATATGCAAGCCAAGATATGTTTGATCCTGATGATAAAATCTCAGGTGGGCAAGGCTTTGTATATGCAAGTTCAATTGTAGTTGCTATGAAAAAACTCAAGTTGAAAGAAGATGCAGATGGTAATAAAGTATCTGAAGTAAATGGTATTCGTGCAGCCTGTAAGATTATGAAAACACGTTATGCTAAACCTTTTGAAACACTACAGATTAAGATTCCATATGAAACAGGTATGAACCCTTATAGTGGTTTACTTGATATGTATGAGAAGGCTGGTATCTTAGCAAAAGAAGGTAATCGTTTAAGTTATACAACTGATGACGGTGAAATCATTAAGTTATTTCGTAAAGCATGGGAAAGTAATGAAGATGGTTGCTTGGATAAGGTAATGAATGAGTATACTTCAAAATCAAAAGCAACGATAAGTACGACTTCAGAAGGAGAACCTACAGAATGAGTTTAACAGTAATTACAGAAGTTTGGGATGCACTACGTGACTATATTGATATGAGCGAACGTGGTGAGGCAGCAGATACATTAGTTAACTATCTAATGGATAGTAATTATGAAGTTGAAGATATCAAAGATGCCTTCAAAGATAAAGACATTACTAAGGCTCTCAAAGGCTATGCTGAACAACACTTCCAAGAAGAAGAATACGAAGACCAAGACGAAGACGAAGATAAAGATTGGGATTAAATGTCAAACTGGTATACACGTGTAAGCAGCGACTTAAGCGTAATACCCGATTTCATGTCAGCATACGAGGCAGAATTAATTTCTGCAAAAAGTGACGTAAAGATATCAGGCAATGTTGAAAAACTTATTGCCGGGATTCCGGGTATTACCGAACATCGTTTTAACCAACTACAAGAAATAGAGGCAGTGTTAAACTATCTCAATATTCAATTACGGAAAATTCGCCGAAAGCATTTTCAAAAATACTTAGAAGCATATAATAGAGTATTGACTAGCCGTGATGCTGAAAAGTATGTAGACGGTGAACAAGAAGTTGTTGACTTTGAGACTATCATTAATGAAGTTGCCTTACTACGCAATCGTTGGTTGGGTATATTAAAAGGTCTTGAGGCCAAGCAATGGCAAATGGGCCATATAGTTCGTCTAAGGACGGCCGGTATGGAAGATGTAACACTATGACCTATACATATAAAGGTCGCGGTATGGTTCAAATAACAGGTAATAAACAAATGAGTACAAAACAAATGAGTACACCATATAATATAACTCCTCATGGTAACAGTTATGCTAATGTGTGGTCTGGATCTAATAATACTCAGTCTATACCGCAAATAAGTGCCTCAACAATACAATCGTTATCAAATCATAATTATGGAAATGTTAATACTATTAGTCTAGGTGATTTATTTTCTAGTAACCGTAACATGTCACACGATGTTAAAAAATATGAAATCTACGAAAGTCCAGAAGACATTCTTGCACTAAGTGTTGCATGGAGAAGACTACGTAAAAGTGGATCAATGCTAGGTATCTCTAGCCTATTAGAAAAACATGTTTTTGACCATCTTACTACTGAAGACCGTTCAAAGGCAAATATTATCCGTGATTACTATAGCAAAAAGATTATGATGTGGAAACTTAAAGGTAAAGAGTTAACTAGTTTTCGTAAAGATTTAAATACTTTCGTGCATGATGATGGTATAAAATTTAAACAAGAAATGATTGGTTTAGCATATTACTTGCCTGAATTTTATGAGTATGATTCTGAACTTGATATAGTACGTAATCAAGTAACACCAAAAGGTTTTGTAAAAGAACAAGATAAGATATTAATACCGTTAACATCAATGATGGGAGATAAATCTAAAAAATTGATTCCAATAAAAAGAATCAATCGTGTAACTAAAAGAATCAATCATATTCAATATTGGTTTAAGGACAAAGAAACTGACGGTGCAGTTCTTATAAGCATCGATAACAAAAACCCATTAGAACATATTTGGAACAATATATTTGATAACTCACATAATCTAATTGTAATCGGAAAGTATTACCTTAAGGACCTTGAAGATTTTGAATACTTTAGTATTAAGAATTGGACATTAGCCAAAATTTGACAATAAATGGACAATGTGATATACTATGTCTATAGATTGATTAAAGGAGTTCAAAATGCTTAACGAAAAACAGATTTTAACACTAGTTTCAAATGTATTGCAAAAAAGCAACATTGCTAGTTTTACGTCAGGTTGCTTGTTTGTCAAATGTGAAGAAAATGAAGCCCGCAAAGTGTTTCATGTTCTAAGCAAAGAATTTGGATTGGGAACTGTTGGAATCAATGGTCCAATTCAAGGCGAATATGCATTTGATATTTGACAATAAATCAAATATCTGCTATAATACTTGTATTGATTGATTGAAAGGGGTTTCTATGTCATCAGTGATTTGTGTTAAATATGGTGAGTATCGCAACATTCCAGTTGTAAACAAAACTTTTAAACTTGTTAAAGGTTATCAGACTGGTAAAAAAGGTGGTTATGTGACAGTTAAGAACGAGGGTCACTTTCCTAGTCTTGATATTGAAAACATTAAGATTAAGGTCGGTGGTATTGAAAACATTGAATTTGTAAATGGAGAAGTTGCATTGGACAATGCAATCGAATTTAAAACTAAAGAAGTTAAATCTGTAACTAAAGTAGTTACACCAAAAGAATCTGATGAAGATGCAATGAATCGTATTGCAACCCGTTTTGCAGTACTTGATGAAATGTCAAAAGCGGCAATCAATGGTGACATTCGTGCTATGATTGTTTCAGGCCCTCCAGGCGTAGGTAAATCATACGGTGTTGAAACACAATTAGAAAAGGCTAGTTTGTTT